GTTGTAAAATATTCTCACACAATAATTTTAAATTTTCTTTGTGTTCTTCTGTTGGTGTATTATCAATACCCTTACGCTCCGCTGTCTGCGATTTAGTAAGCTCTCTTAAACTAAAATTAGGACTCAACTTCATTTAAATATTATCCCTAATGCGAAGAGTACAGCAGATCCCGCTGCTGCTAAGAGAACCCAATAGACTTTATCTATCTTGCCGCCCAACTTCTCGACATCTTCGTGTACATGTTTTAAATTCTTTTTGACACCTGAGATGTGTCCGTACAAAGATAAAATGTGTTCTCTAGTATTTTTTGGTTGCATTGCCATTATGTTAATCTTCTTTGTGTTCTTCTAATTATTTTTTCAGTAGGATCTAAATAAACTTCCTCCGCTAAAGTTAACCCACTAACTGGATTTATATTACCAAACTGAGCATTGTTTACAAGAGCTGGATTTGGTAAACCAGGTAATCCTGGTGCAGTTGCTGCCGGTCCAAGTGTAGGTTCTGGTAAGTTACTAAAAGGGTTTTCAATAGGAGGGAATAAATCTCCTCTTAAAGATGTTTCTGATAACACATCTGTTATTCTATCAATAACATCTATAGCTTGATCAAAAGGGTTAGGTGCTCCTATTTCTCTAGATCTTGTTTCAAATAATTCTGCAACATCTTTAGACACTTTATATGGTCTAAATAATCCGTCTTCTAAAAAACCAAAAGCTCTTTTTTCACCTCTGTTATCAAAGTTTTCAGATATATCATCTACACTCATGCCTAAAGTTTTAGCTGCATCTACATCTAAAAACATTCTTCTGTTTATTTCATATAAAGCTTTATTGGCAGCTATGTACGCATCAACAACTTCCTCAGGTGTTACAACACCACCTCGTAAAGTGTTTCTTGTAAATATATTTCTAGCACTTCTAATACCATCTTTAAACGCTGTAATTTTATAATTTAAAGATTTACTAGGATCTACATCTACTCTACGTAAACCAGCTATACCTAATAACTCGTTTCCTAATTCGTATTGATTACCTCTTTCATCAAATCTTCCAAGATCATCTATGGGTCTTATTGCCAAACCAAGTCTACCCATCTGTCTCCAGTTTAATGGTGCTTGAGCTTCAACTAAATGAGCAACTGATTTCATAATTTTATTTCCAATGGGATCTATTGCAGGGTCTGGATTGTATATCTCTCTACCATCTGCTGTTCTACCTGATCTACCAAGTATTGGTGCAATGTCTTGTAACGCCTCTGTCCAAATAGATTCAGATATAAATGGCTGTCCTATTTCTTTTGTAGACTCAATAAGTCCAAGAATAAAATCATCCATGATACCATCTTTATCCGCTCTACCAGAATTAACTGCGTTAATTACAGTTTGTATAGGTCTTGTTAAAGTGTCGTATGCATTTAAATGAGAAAAATCTACGTATGAAAATTTACCATCTTTGTTTTTAAATGGCACAAGAACAGAATTTTTAGACCACTCTGGCACATATCTTCTCATTGCCTCTAATTCATCATTTGTAATATCACCTAAAGTTTGGAACATGGTTACAGTTGCAAGTGGTAATGCAGCTGTTGTAGCTCCCATACCAAGCAATCTTTGTAGTCCTCTACTTCGTAACGGGTTAACTTGTCTACCATTGATAGTTGTTGTGTAAAATATTTCATCTAACGCTGTTGATACTATGTTTGTGCCTGTTCTCATTATCTCTGCGGGAAAGGCTACAAAGTTACCGACAGGTAGTTTTCTTAGTCCTTTTACAAACTCTGATACAAACGCATAGTTTGGTACATTATTTTTTACAAGATCAGCTGCAGCTTTTTTAACATACTCTTCATTAAATATTTGTTTTATACCTTTTGGATCTATAAATTCTTGACCAAATTGTAGTCCGGCTTTTTTGTAAGCCTCTGTTATTTTTCTTTGTTCTCCTAAAAATGTAAATATCTTCCAAAAATCATCTTCAGCTGTGTATGCATCTTGTGCAAACTTTTGTGCTTTTTTTAATCCTTTCATAAAAGTATTAAAACCATTGTAGTCTGGACCAACATTGTTTAATACTTTTCCAAACTCTACATCCTCTAATAAATCCATGACCTGTCTGACCTGGACCTGTGAGTTTACTACACCAAGCTCTAATAATTCTTGATAGAACTCGTTGTCTTTTCTAAATCCTTTTACCTGTAGCGCATCAAATGCTCTTTTAACATCATCTGTTCTACCAAAAGGCACAAAACCATTAGCTGCTGCAAAAGCGGAGGCACTAATAAAGTTTCTTGCGTGAGTAAATGGTGCAAGAATTGTTTTAGCCATCTGTGATGTGGCCTTTGGATATAACACTAGATTTTGATATAGTGTGGCTGGTAGATCTTTACTTCTGCCTAGGTTACTAACTTCTTTCAAAGCATCTGCATAATCTTTTAATGCAAACTTACCTGCTATTGGGTTAGTTATTTCATCTATAATACCTAATTCTTCTAATCTTGCTTCTTCTATTTTGTCTACAGGTTTAATAGTTGCATCAACATCTTCAAATCTACCAAGTTTTGTAGATCTAATAGAACCACCTTTTTGTGGAGCTATGATTGCAAAGTCTCTGTCCTTTACAGCAAGTTGTCCAAAATATTTTTTTGCCTCTCCTGGACTGTTTACAAGAAAAGGCACTCTTGGTTCTGGCCCTTGCTTACCACCAGCTAACCATGCATCATATACTTCTTTATTTTTATTTGATTGTTTTACAAGATCATCAAGATATTGATTTAATCTAACTTGTATAGACAGAGCATTTGTGCCCTCAACAATTGTTGACATAGGGTTTGCTGTTTTACCTAATAATTTTTTCATGACTTCTTGACCAACACCTGTAAGATCTGTCATGTTTTTACCACCAATTGTCCTTACAAAAGATTTATCTTTTGCCATGGTTTTAGTAATATCATCTGCCTCTGATTTGACAAAAAATGCTGGCACTGATCCAAATCTAACTTCTCCTGATTTTGTTCTAGGATTCATCATTATACCTCTAGGTAATTTAGAATTTGTCCATACTTCATTTACCATAGATTTAGCCACATCATCTGATAATGTAATTCCTTTATTAGCAGCTTCATCTTTAAAATTTTTTATGGCTTCATTTATAACTTTTTTACTTGGTCTGTAGTTATCTGCTACAGACATAGGATTGTTTTTAAATACCTCGTATCCTCTATCTAATGCGTTATTAATCGCTGCTGGTATTACCTTTTGAAAATCTTCAAGAGCATCATCAGTTAGTCTACCACCCATCATAGTAAATAATTCTGACCACGTTCCTCGCATATCTTTAAAATTTTGTAATAAAGCTGCTACATCTTTAGGGTCAGCTTTATATGTAGATATTAATTCTTGAGAAAATTGTGAAGCTTTTGTTGGATCTATATCTCTTAAAGTAACTGCACCAGTTGTTGGATCTATATCAGGTCTTAAATTATTATTGTCTGTTAATATATCGTTTAATTTTTTTAATAATTCTTTTCTTTTTTCTATATCGACTTTGTTACCAGCGTTTTTAAAATTCTTAAGAATTCTATTTGTTATTTTGTCTATGGCTATCATAGCATTTTCAGCTTTGTTTGTGTCTTTAGCCAGTAAACCTTCGTATCTTTTTTGCGCTTCAAAACCCTCTTGCACCAAAGGTCCTCTTGCTCTTAATGGTTTTGATATCCATTTATCTATCCATTTTTCCATTGGATCTATAATAGCTTTACCCGTGCCACCAGAGTTTCTTAATTTAGATATTGTCTTACCCACAGCTCCAAGACCGCCTGTAAACAAAGTGCCCTCTACACCAAACTTTAATCTATTTAATAATTCTGTTTCTGGATCGCTTGTATCTCTTTCTATCTTTGTTGGCCCACCAAGAAAATCTCCAAACGTACCAGCATCTTCTACATCACCAACAAAAACTCCTTCTGCTACACCACCAGCTACAGCACCCTTACCAAATCTTTTTAATTTTTCATTAGCGCTTAAATACTTACCAGCTTTTTTTGCTTGTAGTGTTGCCTTTGTTAAACCTGATCCTATCTTAAATGCAAGACCACCGGGTATACCTATGTTAACAATTAACTCTGTAATTTTACCAGCAGCTGTTGCCTCTGCTGCTTCATCAAAAGGATTGATATTATCAAAAAATTCTTCTACTGCTTCTGCTCTATTCTTGTCTATACCTAAATCTAAAAGAGTTGCACCAAGTGTTGCAGCTCCTTCAAATATTTTAAATACACCAGAGCCCACGCCAGCTAATATAGATTTAGTTAATCCTGTCTCTTGTCTTTGATCTTCTGGAGTTCTAATAATAGGCATCTATTACTCCTACATGTTTATGATTGCTTTTCTGTTACCTGCAGTATCAAATGTATAAACTTTTCTTGTATCTTCTTCTATAAATATTACACCTACATCATCCTGACTAAATTTAAACTTACCACCCTCTTCTACAGGTTTCATATCTTTAGATTTAACAACTTCATATGTAGGAATTATGTCTTGTTGAGCATAATAACTATTTGCTCCTACTTTAACTTTTTTAACAAAACCTCCTTCATCGGCTGCTTGAATATATTCTGCTAAAGTTTTTTTATCAGATTCATCTCTTAATTTTTGTGTTAATTCTATTCTTTTTATGTATTGATCTGCTTCAGCTCTAGATATTTCACCCTTAATGTATTTGTTAATTGCAAGAGCTGCTGCATTATCTTCTATTGCACGCACTCTGCTTGGTCTTTTAACTTCATCAGCTGCAAATTCTGAAAAAGCAGATTTAACTGTAGCTTCTGGAGCTAATGCTTTGCTTGAAAAACTTAATAACATGTCAGCTATGTCTTGACCTCTTGCTTTATCTTTACCTAATATTTTAGCAAATTTTTCTTTATCTATCTCAACACTTTCTTCCATGTCAGTTTCTTTAGCTGGTGCAGGTTTTTCGAGAAGTTTATTTAATTCTTTATTACGTCTTTCTAACTCTAATATTTTTATTTGATCTGGTGATAATTTACTCTTATCACCTGTGTCCTCTAATGGGTTATCAGTTGATTTATTTTTTTCTATATCTGCACGTTTTTGTATATCTTCGTATCTACCAAAAATACGAGGATATGTGTCTGTTACAGGATCATAACCAGCTAATACATCTATTGCACTTATTGGTTTTCCTTCTCTATTTTTTTTAGATAATTCTTCATAAAAATCTCCAACCTCCATATTAGTTTCATCAAATGTAAATTGTTCTTGAGGAGAAAGTTCACCGGGTTGTCCTTTCATAAATTTTAATGCTTCATCTGTTTTAGGCATATTCATAGCAGCCATCGCTGCCGTAGGTGCGAACGGTAAAGACATTAATCCTATAGTTGATAGTGATGGGAATCCAAGACCCATCGCGGCTCTTGCTTGAGATGATAGCATTGGAAATTTAAATTTACCACGAGTAAAAGTTTTACCTATTGGTCCTCTTAAACTACCTGATGGTGGTCCTATTGGTCTAGAATATTTAGGTGGTTGTGGAATATTTATTAAAGACCTACCTGTAACAGTACCACTACTTGTTGGAGGCATACCTCCACCTTGTAAACCAACTCTACCACCATAAGATAATCCAGACGTAATCCCCGTTCCTCGACTATCGACGGGTCCGCCTCTAAACATTGGTCTTCTAAATGTGTTCATTATCCAAATATTCCTAACTTACCTAGTACACCGCCTGCTCCAGCAGCTCCTCCTAGGAAGCTAGCTAATGGACTTGCTGGTGCTGCACTTGGTTGATACCCGACTGTTGTTACAGGTAATGCTCCCGGTTGTATTTGTGATAGTTGTTGTCCTATCAGCCCTAATCTTGTAAATGGTTCAAACTGTGCCTCTCTTCCAGCGATCTGTTGTGCATCTAATTGTGCTTGATTAAATAATTGATCAGCTTGACCCATAGCTTGTTGGAATTCACCAAGACCCTGTCTCGCTGCTAAATCATCTGCTGCTGCAGCTCTTGCTTGTTGAAACCCTTCTTGTAATAATTGTGCTTGTAATCCTGCTCTGCCTAGTGCTGCTTGGTTTGCTGCCTCCGCTGCCTGTATACCCTGTCTCGCTCCACCAAAAGCACCAAATCTTACAGCGTCATCTCTTAATCCAGTTTGTTGTATTGCTTGTTGTCTGTCAAATTCTGCAAGTGTAGTATCAATAACTTGTTGTTGATACGGAGACATAAATTGTTGAAAAGCCTGTGGTCCAACTAAAGATCCTAGTCCTGCTGCTGCAGCTGATGCATCTTTTTGTAATTGTGTTTGTGCTGCAACTTTTGGATCAAATTTTGTTGTATCTATTTTTTGTCCAATAAGTGGTGTTAATTTTTTAGTGAAGGCTGTAAGCGCGCCTTCTAGTACCGGTGCCGGTAATACCTGTGATTGTTCTACTGCCATTATGCTCTAGCCTCTAGGTTGTTCATTAAATCATACATACGCTGTGCGCCTTTATTGACACTGCCACCACCTGCTGCTCTGACTGCATCAGCAGTCATTACAAATTCGTTTTTAGATAATCGTGCTGGCACGTCATCTGCTTTCTCTTTTTTGCCTATTGGCACAAAACCACCTTTTCTTAAATCCATCTCTTTACCACCGAAGTCTAACATACCACCTTCTGCTAAAGATACAATGCCACCTTGTTTTAATCCTAACTCTCCTAATGTCTCCATTATCTCATCTTCTTCAAACCCTGATACTTCCATCGCTTCTCTGATTGCAGATCTTCTAGCTGATGCAATTGCTTCCATGTCTGCTCCTGCTCTTGCCATTTCTTCTGCTTCAAAATCATTAAATGCTCTTAATGCTTTTTGAGCTTCTGTGTAAGCTAAATCTCCTGTAGCCTGTGCTGCTGGTATTGTTATTGCTGTTCCTAATTCTTTTAATCCTGGAAATCTTGCACCTTTTACTCCAGCATCAAATAAAGCTCCCGGATCTCTACCAAATTTTTGAAATGTTTCTCCTGTTCCTGTAACAAAATCAGACATCGATGCTATACCTTCTCTACCAATATTTTCTGCACCTTGTAAAAATCCAACGTCTGGTCTCATTACCGTATCTGTTGCTACATCTTTATAAGGTATACCTTTTTCAATACCAGATCTCATACTACCAGATACTTCTGGTGAACTTAAAGCACCTGTTAAACCAGCCAAACCTGCTGACAATAAATTTAAATCTTCTGCCTCTGGATCTGCTAACCCTTGAGCTAATAGATTTGTTCCTGATGATAAAAGAGCTCGACCAAGAGGCCCTGAAAAAATACCACTACCCGGCACTATAAAAGGCACCGCTGCTGATAAAAACGGCAAAGCTGGTCTTAATTCTCTAGGTATGAGCTTTCTACTTGCACTGCTGGTAAAACCTAAAAACTCGTCTTTAAGTTTTCTTTGTGCCTTTTTACGATCTTCATTTAAATCTGATAAAAAATCTCTAATTCCCATAATTCTACCAATTTACTTGTTTTTTAATCAATCGTCAACGATCCTATATATTAGTTTTATTACCAAAAGCTGATGGTCCCACAACAACATTGACACTTCTTGATATGTCTTCTTGTTTAGTGTCAGTTACTGGACTATTTATATCATCTTCTGCCTCTTTATCAGACAGGTATTCTCTGCCTGTTTTAAGGTGTTTTATAGTTACTTCGACTCTTGGTTTATATACTTTTACTGTTTTACCATCTACTATTTGATCTTCATAGCTTTCTTCTTGCTCTACAAATGGCATTATCTGTCCTCCCTGTTAATTTCTAATATAGATGCAATAACGTCTACATTACCGCTAGTTGCTTGTACCTTTAATATCTCACTTTCTAACATAATTAAAGGCTCACTTAATACTTGTTCTTTTTGACCTGATGTTAAACTAACATCGTTATCTATTACAAAAGCTGTGCCCGATGCATTAGTTAATGTTACTTTAACAACCGCTGACCCAGACGCATCCTCTACAACCAAAAGAGATTTAACAATAGCACGTGAATTAGATGGCACTGTATATAGAGTCGTAACATCTGTAGTTGTTAAACTTACTTTATCATTTTTATATATATTCGCCACTATCCTAATCCTAACCAAGTAAATCGTTCTTGATCTTCTTTTTGTTGTGTTAAGTATGTTGAGTTTAATTGTTCTATTAATATAGACAACGCTCTATTTATTTGTCTTTGATTATCTTCTGTGTATTCTTTTTTAGGTTCTGGTAGTCTGACTACTATCTTTGCCATTATCCTCTCCTTCCGTCTGGTTGTAGGTCCACTTGAAACGTACCAAATCTCCACGATTCTCCAGATCCCGTGTTTTCTATTTTAATATTTGCATAACGTCCTCTTGCTCTAGTATCAACTTTAGTTGTGCTAGATGTAATTGTAAAAGGACTTAAATTTGTAGCTGTGCTATCATCAGCTGGAAAATCTTTTACAGATATGGTTATTTGGTTATTACCTGTTAACACTTTAAAGTTTGGTAAAAATCTACGCATTGCTAAAAATATTTCACTTTGATCTTTTTGTAGAGAAAAACTAAAAGACTCAACAAAAGATGTTAGAGCTGTTGTACTACCATCAGGATTAATTTGATCAGTTCCTATTTCATGTTCAAAAAATACAGTCTGTCCCAAACCGCTTTCACCAATTACTTCTGGAAAAGTTCCTGAATTAGAACTGTTGTATGCAGTTGCATATGGTTTAGGATATACAAGTGAGTCTATCCAAGTAGTTCTTATAGAATTTGTATTTGTACCTGTATACCAATTACCCATACGTAAATTAGCATTATCTTCTCCATAATTATAAACCACATATCTATCATTAAATGTAGAATTAGCAGTCGGGTACCACCAAATAACTTCTGTAAATAAATTGTTTATACCTGCACAAATTTGTTGCCCTTTTGTTGTATCAACATCATCATAAACATAATCTTCTACAGAACATGGTAGTGTATTAACTGTACCATCAAAAGAAAAAAATCCATTTGGTGACATCCAATACGCAACTCCATCTATTTCAATAGCTGCGTTTTTACCAATGAGTCCACAGTTTGTGCCCACCTCTTCAAAACCAAATGTAAACGGCGCACCTACAAACTTCATTGCGTATAATGCATTGTCAGTCCATACTAAAATATTTTCTTTTGCTTTTAGTGCACCCATAATTTTTGTGCCATCTTGTAATCTTTGTGTACCTGCTGTGTTTGTAGCTTTAGGTGTATATTCATTTATATCTTCATCAACAGAAAATCTTATAAACATATCATCTTGTGTTGTTGGTGTGCCTATTGTTACTTCTGTTCCAAAATGAATTAAGTGTCGTGTTGTTGGTGATATTAGAGTAACTCGAGTTGCAGTTGGATTATTTGTTGTTTCAAATCCAGATGTGTTTGTAGAAGCTCTATTGCCTGTTGGATTTGCAGCTCCTGCATTCCATGTAAATGTTTTACCGTTTGCGATTGTTGCAACTAACACTTCACCAAAATTACTTAAAGACCAAAGTCCTGGTTCAAGAGTCACAGTAGATGCTTGAACTGCACTACCATAACCTGAAAATAAACTTGCGTCTGTTACTGTGGCACCACTGCTGTGTGCCTGTCCGTTTGATGTGCCAGCTGTTGCCGTTCCGTTTGTACCTCGGGTAATACCTAAAAATTGTGTAGAACTTTTGGATGTATATGTAATTAATTCATTAGCAACTGCAATTGTTCCTGAGCTTGCAAAACCAGTTGTAGATACAACTGTAACCGCGGTCCCCGATCCACCAGTACCTGCAGTATCCGCGCTCAACGATCCGTTTAAAGTTGTAGTTGCAGCGCCCGTCACCGTACCACCATAATTACCTATACCAAAACCATAACCATATGATTGTGCTGCAGGTCCTATTTTTTCGTATGGGGTCACATCGCAACTACCACCACCAGCAGCTCCTGTTGTTGTTTGTGTACCAGTTATTATTGCAATTAAATTTGATGTTACTCTGGTTACTTGAAATAATTTACCTTCAAAAGCAGCATCAGTTAAACCTATACCAGGCGGCACAGTTACATTACTTAATAAAATTATATCTCCACTTTCTAAATTATGGTCAGCAGCAAAAGTTAATGAAACTTCTTGTGAGGCATCTGAAGCGGACATCACTACACTCGTTATTTTTGTTTGTATTGGAGTGACATCAAAGAGTTGTCCTTCAAAGTATATGAGTAAAAATTTGTCTGTGCCCAGTGCAACATATCTATTGCCATTTGTATCAACAAAAGCATGTTGTTTTCTTGCTACACCTACGATTGTATCTGTTAAAAGAGATTGCCACCCACCTACTTTTTCTGGCAGGCCATATCTAAATCTTA